ATAAAATTCTGGCTCTAATTCATTATATTCTAAATGTGTATTATTAGGTTGAATTAAAATAAACTCAATTGTTTTTTCATAATAATTATATATCATTTTTTGATGAAAGTCTCTAAAATCAGGAAAGTTTCTAAAATCAGATGATTCAATAATTAATCTATTATTATTTGCATATACATTTTTAAGTTTTATATGATGTATTGCTTTTGTAACATTAGACATACCATTTATAATTGCACCATATTCAATATCGGAAAATAATCTTTTTTTATATTTGTTTACAGGAATTCTTTTTCCTTCTTCTATACTAATATTTTCTTTTTTTGGTGGTGTTGAAAAACTATCAAAAATTGAATTTGTTTGAATTGTATTTTGTAGAATAAGTTGCATTAAATAATTGACAATATTATCATCAATATTAGGATTTTCCATATAATATAATATAGAATTTATTTATATTAATTTAAAAAAAAATTGATATTTTATTTATAGGAATAATAACTTTATTATATAATGGAAAAAACAAATTATATCAATGATGGTTTTATAGTTAAAAATCCAGACGGTGATGAAGAATTAATACATATACCGTATAATTTGAATAATATCTTAATTAGTGAACAAGATATTATACAAATATTAAGTCAATATAATGTTAAAGTTGAATGTATAAAACGAATTGAATATTTTAGACAAGCATTTACACATAAATCTTATTGTAAAAAAGATATTATTCCATCTAATATATTAGAAATGGCACGTAATGAATTAGGCAATCCTCAAAATTTATTAGATTTATTTGATAAATCATATGAAAGATTAGAATATTTTGGCGATCGAGTATTAAAAGTTATAGTATCAATGTATCTATTTCATAGATATCCTAAACAAGATGAAGGATTTATGACTAGATTACAAACAAAATTAGAAGATAAAAAAAATTTAGCAATTATGTCTAAAGAAATTGGATTAGGTAAATTTTTTATTATTAGTAAACAAATAGAATTAATGAATGGTCGTAATTTAGAAAAAATTCACGAAGATGTATTTGAATCATTTGTTGGAGCATTATTTTTATCTAATGGATTTGAGCCATGTATGTTTTTAATTGTTAACTTGTTAGAAACATTAATTGATTATTCTGAAAAATTATATTGTGATAATAATTATAAAGATCAACTATTACGTATACATCATCAAAATAAATGGACATTTCCACAATATATTACAATACATTTTGAAGGTCCGCCACATAAAAGAAAATATATTATGGGTGTTGAAAAACAAAATGTATCTAATTCTGATACCCTATTATCTAGTTATGCAAAGCATGACTGTAATACTATTCAAACAAGATGTATAAGTTATGGTATAGGTTCGTCAAAAAAAGAAGGTGAACAAAATGCTGCAAAAATGGCACTAATAATTTATGGTGTACTTAAACAAGATCAATATTTACAATCTGATATATACTATCCACCGTGGGATAAAATTAATAATTTTGATGGTGAAACAATGATAATTAATGAACCAGTTACTGAAAATAAAATTATTGAACCAGTTACTGAAATTAAAATTATTGAACCAATTACTGAAATTAAAATTATTGAACCAGTTACTGAAAATAAAATTATTGAACCAGTTACTGAAATTAAAATTATTGAACCAATTACTGAAATTAAAATTATTAAACCAGTTACTGAAAATAAAATTATTGAACCAGTTACTGAAAATAAAATTATTGAACCAGTTACTGAAAATAAAATTATTGATCCAGTTACTGAAATTAAAATTATTGAACCAGATACTAAAAATAAAATTATTGAACCAGTTACTAAAAATAAAATTATTGAACCAGTTACTGAAAAAACAAAGAAAGAAAAAACAGTTAAACCAGTAACAGAAAAAACAAAAAAAGAAAAACCAGTTAAACCAGTAACAGAAAAAACAAAAAAAGAAAAACCAGTTAAACCAAAGAAAGAAAAACCAGTTAAAACAAAAAAAGAAAAACCAGTTAAAACAAAGAAAGAAAAACCAGTTAAAACAGAAATTAAAGATTATGATTCGGATATATCAATATATTCTGACAAATCAATATATTCTGACAAATCAATATGAAATTTCGAAAACGCATTATAAAATTATTTTAAAAAACTTTTAAAAATAAAACCTTATTAATCAATAATGACTGAACAAAATCAAACACAAAATCAAATTCAAAACTTATTTTTTTCTAAAGATACAATTTCTGGATTTAATAAAATTATACACCAGGATCAAACACTACACAATTTATCAAGAGAAGGTAAACAAGAAATTATTGATTTATTAATTAAAAATATGAAATCTATATATAAAAATATTGATTTATCTAAAATAAATCAAACAAATTATCCATCAATATTTGATCAATTTAAAAAAATATCAATATCTCAAACAATTAATGATATAAAAAAAAATAATATAGTTTCAAATTTTCAACAATCATCATCGGAATTAAAATTACAACGAGATTTTAATTCAAATCCAAATAAAGGTAATTTATTAATGGACAGACCAGAAAATCCAAGAAATAAACAACAAATAATACAACCAAAACAACCTACTAAATTAAATCAACAAAGTAATTTATTTCAAGGTGTTAGTGCAGATATGGGTAATTATGACTCTAATTTAGATGTTGCATTTAGACCTATTGTTAATAATTTGTCTGAACAAAATGCATTTAATAATTATAATACAGGAAAAATAAGTGATGATGTAAAAGTACGAATGAAGTCTATTCAAGAATCAAGAGAAACTGAATTAAATATGAGAGAACAACGACCAACAACACCTGACTTTTTAAAACCCAAAAAAACTAGTACTAGACAGGATGATGAAAGATCTAATATGAGTCAAAATAATACTGTTAATAATTATTCAAATAATAATGTTGTTCCTGATTTTAAAAATGTTAACCCATCACAATTTAATAATGATTTTAATGGATTATCTAATGACGCTGATGATAATTTATTTAGTTTAGATAATATTGATAGACCATTAATTGAAACTGAAATAATTGAAGATACTTTAAGTTTTGAAGACAGACTTAAAAAATTACATTCAGACAGAAATATTATAAGTCAATCAAGTAATCAACAAAATAATCAACCGGCAAAAATTGATTTTACAGATCCAAATATATCATTAACACAAAATACAAATAATATACAACAACAATTACCGCCACGAGAACAACAACAACTTCGAGAACAAAATCAACAACAACAACAGCGAGAACAACAACAACAGCGAGAACAACAACAACAGCGAGAACAACAACAACAGCGAGAACAACAACAACAACAACATCGAGAACAACTTCTAGAACAAAATCAACAGCGAGAACAACTTCTAGAACAAAATCAACAGCGAGAACAACAGCAAAATCAACAGCGAGAACAACAGCAAAATCAACAGCGAGAACAGCAACTTCGAGATCAACAACAGCAAAAACAACAACAACAAAATCAACAGCGAGAACAGCAACTTCGAGAACAACAACAGTTACGAGATCAACAACAACTGCTAGAACAGCGACAACAAAGCCGTTCTCATGCTAATAAATTAAATGATTTAAAATCATCTATGAGATCAGTTAATATTGATTTTAAAGAAGATACACAAAAATTAAAAATATTACAAAATAAATATGATGAACTTGAAAAAATGAATGAAAGTTTACAAAATGAATTATTAGAATTTAAAAAAACTAATTCATTAGATAAAATAAATGAATTAAAACAACAAATTGCAATTGAATTTGAAGAATTAAATAATAAAGGTGAAGATATAGAAAATAAAATTAAATCTTTAGATACTAAAAAAATAGAGATTGAACAAAAATTAATTAATTTTAATTTGAGAGAAATGGAAATAAATAAAATAGAATTAAATATTAAAGATATGTTAATAAAACACGACAATTTATTTAAATCTCAACATTTACAATTAGAAGTTTCAAATATAGAAAATTTGTCATCATATACATGGTCAATGGAACCAATTAAAAATGTAACAGGGATAAAATTAGCAACATATTCTTTACCGGTACCGAGATTTAATATAGAAGAAAATAAGAATAATATATTATCATTTACATTTAATGATGAAGTAAAATCTGTAATTTTAAATACTGGAAAATACACAATTGATGAACTTATTTCTTCACTTGATGAAAAAATTAAAACAATTAATGAAAATTTATCAATTAATGTTAACAAAGAACAAAAAATAATATTTGAATCATCAATATCAACTGATAAAATAAATATTATTACAACATTATTATCAAAAGATAACTTGGGTTTTATTAATGATACTAATAATGCATTAAATAAACAGACACATATATCAGAAAATATATGGGATTTAAGAATTGATAATAAAGTTTATTTATATTTAAATAATTTATCAAATGATATACCATTTGGTATATTATATTTTAATGGTGAATCTATTAGTCAATTTAAATTTCAGGATCCATTTAATTTAAATAATTTAGAAATAATTTTTAAAGATTCAAAAGGTTTAATATATAATTTTTATAATTTACCACATTCATTAACATTTATAATTGAAAAAATTAATTAATATTTCTAAAATATGTTTTTCTATTTTCATTCATTAAATCATCATTAGTTATATTATTAATAATATCATCAAAACTTTCACCACTAACAAGTCTTACAATAAAATTTATTGAATATACCCCACATTCAGAGTTTTTAAATTGATGTTGAATATGATTATGTCTAATATCAAAATCACCATCTAATAAATTTTTAATATGTTCATTAGATTCTATAATTGTTTCATCTTTTTCTTTTTTTATTTGTTTAAATTTTTCAATAACATCATTTAGTGGCAATTTTTTATTATATTTTTTTAAATATATATATTTTGTAATTTTATTAATAAATTTTCTAGTTTTTTTCAAGGGTTTTTTTCCTACTGAGTCAAAATAATATATTTGATTTCTTTCTAAATCCATATATAACGAAACCCAATGCGAACCATCTTGCCAATGTTCATCAAGATTAATAACTAAACCTATTTTTTTTTTACCATCTTCTAATAATTCATCAAAACTTAAATTATTAATACGTAATACAGGTAAATCTTCAAAATCTAATGGTACTGCACCTAAAAATAAAAAATCATCATGACAATTATGATATTGTTGAATAACATCATTAATATGGGTTGTACTTAACCATTCATATTTTTTTTTAGGTCCAGTTGGTCTAAATGTATTAGTTTCAATATCTTTATTATTTAATTCTTTAACAACATCTAATCTTAACCAACATGTTTGATCAGAACATTTATTATTTAATCGTTTATCCAGTTCATTAACTAATTCTGATTTAGAAAGATTAAGATTAATTTTATTATTATTTTTTTTATTATAATTATTAGCAATATTTATTAATGTTTCGTGAGAAAAACATGAACCATCCATGTATTGTTTATTTGGTGCACATTTCATATCTTGTTTAATTATCATTTTTTTCATATTATCTATATTTTTTTTCATATTATCTATATATAGATTTTTTTATAATTTTATTACGATATTAATCATATAAAACTTTGTTCTTATTATAGTTTATTATACGAGGATAAGCAAATGTATAAATTTTTATTTAAGACATGTTTATAATAAACTCTTTTAATTAGTGTTTATTATAACCTCATTTGAATTAGTTTATTAATAAAATATATGTTTATAAAAATTTTATAAAAAAATAAAATAATAAAAATATAAATAAATTATAGCTATATTTTTATAGGAAAAAGAAAATAATTTTTTATCAAACGCACTTATTTAAAAAAATACGTAATTTTGGTAGTTATGGTTTTATTTTAATTATAAAGTTAATTGATATTTTATATCCAAGTATTTTTAATGACAATTGATAGTGCCGACATAAATATATAACTTATAAAATTT